GGCAGTTGGTCTGTGGAAAAAGAAGTGGGGCCGGTGGCGATGGTGCGTGCGGCGAGTCGGGCTGCGTCTTTGGCTTGTTTGTATCGGTTGCCGCGTCGTGCGTTGCAGGTTTTGCAGGCGGGTACGAGGTTATCCAAATCGTCGGTGCCGCCTCTGTCGTGTTCGATGAGGTGGTCTGCTTCGGTGGCAGGCTGGCCGCACCAGTGGCACGGAGGGTTGTCGGCCAGCAGTCGTCGCCGGTTGGCGAGGTAGGTGGGGTCGCTGGTTCGTTTGGGCATTAGCGGCATGTCCCGAGTTTGCTGTTTTGTAGGGCGTTGGTGGCTGTGTTGCCATATGCGGCCATGACTACTGGGATGAAGATTCCGCCTTGTACAAATGTCATGTGTATTGGTGGGAGCATCATGGTGTCAGCGGTGTTCCATAGGTTTTGGAACCAGTATGACTTGCTGAACGGGACAAGGCAGATGCCGTTGGCGTGGTCGATGAATCGTTGCACCCACAGATTGGGTTTGCTGAACGGTGGGTTCATCCACACAAGGCCGTGCCACGGTGCTGTCAAGCCGTCGTCCTTTTGAGTGTAGAACGCTTTGCATGGCGTGTGGGCTGGCCCTCCGGGTGGGCATGCTACGTCAAGGTCAAACGTCAGTTCGAGTGCGTCGAAGATCCATTTGGGTGTCCAATAGTCGTCGCTGGTGCGTGTGGTTTGTTCGGTGGGGAATAGTTGTGGCTGGTTCATGTCGGGGTTCCTTTCCGGCTACGCCGGTCGACGCTTCGGGGAAGGGCACCCCTCGCGTCCTCAACCATACCTGCGTGCGTGGGTGGTGTTGTGCCCCCCACACTTCGGGCAACTAACCCCGGTAGCCGGATTGAGTAGGGCGGACACCGTTGGCCATTTGACGTTTGGAAACGCTGATCCCTCACGTCGACGCATGAGGGCACACCCACGTTTCCGTGTATTCCCATAGCCGGGTTCAGTGTCCGGCAAGGGCTGTATGCCTACCCTTTGAGGGTGGTGGCTCGGTTGTGAATCGGGCAGGTTAGCCGACAGCGGACAGGCGTGCGACGATTTCAGGCATGTCAGACGGGTACCACAAATACGCCTCCGCCCCTGCGGCCGCCAGCGTTCGCAACCACACTTTTTGCATGACCGACACACGGCCCTTCTCCCGCTTCAATTCGGCGAAGATCAGTTCTCCTGCTCGAGGGCGTGCCATCACAAGATCAGGGAAACCTGCGTCCCCTTGGATTGCGGTTGCCCACCGTCCGGGACGGATCTGTGCGGGTCGTTGGTGCATGACCAGCCAGCCACGCAAACGGGCCACCTCAATCACGGCCGACTGGAATTCGGCTTCAGTCATGGCGATGCTGTTTCGCTGACCAGTCCCGCAGGTCGGTCATGGGTAGCAGTTCGATGATCGGCATTTCGTACACTCGCCGTTTCTTGCGGTCGGTGAAGAACGGTGCGTTGGCGATCAGTGCGTCCTCGACGCGGGCCCAGCCGTGCAACGTCACTTCATCATGGTTCACATAGGCGTGCACGAAAATGTGTTTGTAGCCGTCGATGAGGCGTAGCGGACTGTCGGGCACCCTGGTGGATTTCACGTCGATGCCGGGCAGGTCGTCACGATGAGCTGTAACGCCCGTCCACGGGAGACGCAGGTATTTGGAGCAGGCGTATTCCGCAATCGCACCCTGTATGTCGTCCTCCCAGCCGGTGCGACCAATCCGGTCGGTGGTGTCCTGATAGCGGCCGATGGACTCAATACGTCGACGCACACCCACCGTGGCCGCCATGTTCAGTTCTTCTGCTGACAGTCGAGTGGTAGGCATCAGAACGGTGCTTCCTCGGTTTGTGCCGCTTTCAGCCGGTCTATTTCGGCGGATGCTTCACGTCGCGATAGTGCTCGAGGGTCGCCCTGATACTTCAACGCACGCAACAGTTTGATTTGTGCGTCGGACGGGCCGTCCCCGGACGGTGCGAGTGCCCCGCCCATGCGTTCGACCTTGCCCATCTCTTCCCTCGAGGGCCGTTTGCCAGCCTGATAAATCCAGTTCGCCAACGCACGGCCAATGGCGGACGTTTCGCAGTTCTCCACATGGCTGGTCGCGTTCACACCACGGTCAGACTTCTCCTCATAGGCGAAGCCGGTAGCGGTGGGGTGCGGGTCGTCCCGATGGCGGTACACCTCGGCACGAAACAGGACGGCATGGTCGTCCATGCGGACAAGTTCGGTGTAAATCCGGCCGTCAGGGTTCGCGGCCCAAAACAGGGTCAGCCGCTCCTCAACGGTGGCGTACGTCGACAGGTCAAACCCCACGGTCGTCCTCCTGCTGTAGGCGGGGCCGGTCAATCATTGAAGCCTCCGAGGTTCAGTTGCACGATCGTGTCAGCGGTCGTTTTCGTCATGGCGGATGGCATCACGTCGAGGCTGTGCAAGCAGTAGGCACATTCGTAGAGGGCACGTCGCAGTACGTCACGCTCAAGGCGTAAGCGTTGAATGTCGGCCACCAGCGTTTGGATTTGGTGAGTGGCCTGCTCCATGGCGGCGGTCGCTTCACGCAAAACGTGGGCGAGCGGGTCGATGTTGTCGGGCATCGGATCTCCTTATGGTCGGGTACGTCGGCCAGTATAAACGAGGCCTGTGGTGGATTTGTGGATGCGGGTGCGTTCGCGTTCGGTGGTGCCACCCCAAATGCCGATCAGGGAGCGGGGCGAAAACGACATGGCATACACGATGCAGTCGTTGACGACCGGGCAGGTACGACAAATCTCCTTGGCTTTCTTTGTTTTGCGGATGCCGTCTTGTCCGGGGCCGGGAAAGAACAGGTCTCGAGGTTCACCAATGCAGGCGGCTTTGGTCATCCATTCGGGACGGTTGACATCTAACACGGGCGGCCCCACGGCTCCCAACCACAGCCGCGATGCTGGTCATGCCAACGCCAAATCTCAAGGGCCATCGCAAGGTTGACGGCTGGGTCGTTGATGCGTTCCCATGAGCCGAACAGGTGGGCAACCTCATCTTCCCACACTTTATTCACCTGCATAATTCCGTGGTCGGCACCGTTGAACTTTGGGTGTCCGGGGATGATGTTGAGGCAGCGGGATTCCTGCCACATTTCCTCCAAGACGTTTTGCAGTTCGTCGGCAGGCCAGCCGACTTCGAGCACCAGCGGTGCCCATTCTTGGCAGGGCGTGTCGGGGGCTATCAGCATGCCCAAATCGGCTTGCATCGCATCGTGGGCCGTTTTAGGGGCTCCTGACGGGATTGTGGTGGTGGGTGCCGTCGTGGACGGGATGGGCAGGATGACGACGGTGCGGGGCGGGCTGACAGGCGGGGTGATGGTCGCCACGCTCGTTTGCGGCGGGCGGTCGTTGACCAGCCGGTGGATCAGGTTACCTCCCACCGTCATCGAGGCGGTCAGCCCGGCGAATAGCACAAGCAGGTGTTTGGGTTTCATGGTTCCTCCGTGTCGGGTTTCCGAGGTCGGGAGGGTTTTAACAGATGCGTGCCGCTATGTCACGTCAATTGAACATGCGTGCCCATGTTATGGGGCCGACAATGCCGTCAGGTTTGAGGTCATGCAGGGTTTGCCAGTTGCGTACAGCCGCCTCCGTCACCACCCCAAACTTGCCGTCGGTGACTACGCCGACGACATGTTGCACGGCTTTCACGTCGTCACGGTTTTGGGTGGCTCCACGGCGGACAGGTTTGCCGGGGTATGGGCGGACAGGCGGACGGCCTGTGGATAACCTTGCTTCAATCGGGGTGTCGTTCGCCCAGTCGTCCACATGGGTTTCCACATGAATCCATGCGAAACCTTGTCCGGGCGACTTGTTCACCCACCCTTTGGCAGCCTCCCAATACCGTTTCCGTTGGTAGTCGTGGATGCGTTGAATGCCCAGTTCGTGGCTGTTGGCGATCAGGAACGGGAACACGTTGGTGTCAAGGGCGTGCCGGTCGGTGTAGCCGAGGTCGGCGGCCGCACCGAACGCATGGGATGACCATGAGGTGCCGCCACGGATCGGACGGTGACTGTAGATGCCAAGGTTGACCAGTCCCCATGTTCGGCGGGCGTAGGCGACCAGTTGCACGAGGTTGGGTGATTTGACGTTGTGCGGGGCGGCTGGTGTCCCTGCTTTTTGCCACGATTTGAAGCGGGTGGCTTCGGTCATCAGTAGTCCCCGGACGGCTGAAGAATGATGCATTGGTGCGTGCCCGACGACGTGATTGCGTACAGGCTGTTCAGCGGTGGGAGCACCAAATAAGTTTGTGTGCCGTTTTTGAGGGTAAGGCCGGTGCTGGCAGTCACGTTTGACCCACCTAAGTTGATGTCGTTGCCGACTGCTTCCAACCAAATGGTGCGGGTTGCGTTTTCGGTGGCGGCGACCAGCAAGGTAGCGGTGGTCGTGACGGTGATGCTCGAGGAGATCATTTGGGGTCTTTCTTTTTGATGATCGGGTCGACTGGTTTGCCGGTGATGGCGGCCATGCCGTTGCCGACGCTATAGCCCACAATCATGGTGATGATGGGCAGGCCTTGGTCGGTTTCGATCGCGTCCACGGCAAGGAGGACGGTCATGCAGATGAGGGCCACGAGGGCGATGAGGGCTTTAGACGGGTTGATGCTCATGCGAAGATCCACCAGATGAGTGCGGCGGTCATGGCGATGATGGCGATGGGTAGTTTCATGGGGTCGGCGGGTCTGGGAGGTCGGCCTGATCGGATGGTATCCATGTCGCCGGAAACAGTCGGAGCGACTGCCGCCATGTTGCCCATTCGGTCACCTTTGCTGGGGTGAGCGGACAGTTGGGTATTTGTGTCCAGTCCGACTCGTACAGCAGGTTCTCAATGACAAGATTGAGCACCTGTTCGGGTGTCTGATAGTCGGGGTCAGGGTTGATGGCGACGATCATCAGGCGGCTCCTACATCTTCGACGTACAGCATGGCAAGACGGGTCGCAGATCGGGTCGCGGTTCCCGTTCCTGCCGAATACTGCAAGGTGGCGACGACCGTCTGGGAGCCTGCGGCAATCGGGGCGATCGACTCCACGAAACCGGAAAATGTGAGGGTCGTTGACGAGATCGCGACGACGGTCGAGTTCAGGACTGTGCCGGTGACTGTTCCCGAACGAAGCCGAAACGTTGCGGACGTGATCGACGTGCCGGACAACGCTGGCTCAATGTAGACGATCCGATAGTTCCGGTTTGCGACTGCCGTCCACGTGACGGTGAGCATGACCTCCTCGGCGGTGACGGACGTATCGGTCGTGCTCGAGGTGACCAGATCGGTCATCAGGCCGCGTGGCAGTTTGTTCATTTGGGCGGCGGTGAGTACGTCGCCGGACGTGAAGTCTGTGTTAGGGGAGACTGCCATAAATTACCATCCGAGTCTGTTTGTGTTGAGAATACCGAACGTGGACGAGTTCAGGGTGAAAAGGTCATAGATTGTCACCGGCGAAAGATAAACGGTGAACTCTGTCCGACCGGGTATTGCGGACACTGTCGCACCCTCAACGACCATTGTGATCGTCGTATTCGTGCCGTAATAGGGTGAATAGTAAGTGAGGGTCGTCGTTTTGCCGGACATCGCGGAAAGTTCGTCAAGGAACTCGGTCATTCGCGTGTCTGTTTGGGCGTTGTCGTTGAACCGCACGTCGGCGTACAACTCTTCCTCGGCGAACACGTTTGCGTAGTAGTCGGTCTGTGCCTGTTGTTGGGCTGTGTTATTGAACAGCACTTGCCGGTCGTAATTGCGTTGATAATTTGAGTTGCTGACGGCTTGGGTCGTGCCCACAGTCGTTGAAGTGAGGTTGACGACGTTCGGATAATTCGCGTTCGGAAGTTTTCGGGTCAGTCCGTCATAGACGAGTTTCGTCGAGGCGTTCAGGCCGAACGTGAACAGGGATGCGGATGGTGCGGCGGACGTGCGGAACTCTAGGGTCGCCCCGTCGTAGTAGTACGTCGAGTTCTCGGTGAGGAGAAGGTCGACGACACGCTGACCGATGGTGGTCGGATCGAACGCATCCGAAACGGTTGCACGACCGTTGATCAGTGTTGCGGGCGGGTACGGCGGCTCAAACGGGTAGACCTCTTGGGCGAGAAGTCCGGCCTGATAGATCGCGTTTGTGTAGCCGATGACAGGATCATCATTCACATAGAACAGTGACATCATGCCGATGGCATCGGTTCCTGTGATTGTTGCGGTGTATGCACCGACCGCCATGTCATCGTGATACGTCACCTCGACAACGTAGAAATACATGTCAATTGCTGATAGGTCGTTGCCAATAATGATTTGGTCGCCCTCGGCGATCGTGGCGGCCTGTCCGGTGTTGTTTCGGACGGTGAGAGTGCAGTTATTTCCGGTCGGTGTATTGAACCATGAGGAGCGTCCAATGGAGAACGACAGGCTTTGAGTGATTGACGTGTATGACGTCGCACCAATCGTTATGTTCCATTCAATGGTGCTCATTAGCCGATGGCGTTTGCTGGGAGTCGGTTATTGACTCGGACGTATTGTTGAAGGGCGGCGACGACGGCGTTCGGGTCGGCGGACGTGACTGTCACGTTCACGGTGTTGCCGCCCATAGCCCCGTTTGGGGTGACGTACCCGCTACGGGCACCCATCGTCAGCAGCTCGGGGCCACGCTCACCGACAAGGTACGTGCCGCCAGCCGACACCGGCCCACCAGCCGCTCGACCGGGAATGGAGAACGACAAGCCTGCTTGACCGATCATTTGGGAGGCGTTCAGGTTGGCGTATTCGGCTCCTGATGCCAGCCATTTAGCCAGGTTGAGTGCGGCTGCATCTCCTTGGGTTCGGAAACGCAAATAGATTTCCTTGGACGAAATGTCTCCGAGTGTGCCCGCAATGGTGGCAATCAGGCTTGCCACCTCTGCGGCCGCCGCTTCGTATTTTGCGATGTCGGAATCTGAACCTGTTGCAAACGCTGTAACTGCGGCGGCCTCAAGATTTTTCAACGCTTCTTCTGCGTTATTTATTGCGACCTTTTGGTCAAGACGGCCGGTCAGAGTTTGCCATGCGGTGTCAGCGGTCAATAATGCGTCACGCATTTTGGTGATGCCGTCAGTGAATTCGGCAAGTTTCTGTGCTTTCAGTGAATTGAGAAAGTCTTTTTGATCGTTGCGTGCGTTGCGTAGGTCGGCGGCGTAGACCTCGATGGCTCTACTGCTTTTCCCGAAGTTCAATGACCAAACGTCGTCCCAAATGCTTCGCAGTTCTTGACCAAATTTCATTGTTTGGTCGTTCACAAATTTGATTGGACTCCACAACGTTTTGATGCCGGCTTGGACACCCGAGAAGAAGTCTCTTAGTTGTTTGCTGTTCAGGATTTCGACGGCTTTTTCAAGCACCGGCACAAGCACTTCACCGAGTTTCAATGCCAAATCGCCGACGGTGTCGCCCAGCCTGTCCATTGTGTCGCGGAATTTCTTAGCCTTGGCTACTTCTTCGGGGCTGATGGTCTTAGCGTCCGACACCGTGGCCAGCGATTTGCGTAGTTCGTCTGATCCCATTTGGATCAGTTCGGACATGTCCCGCCAACCTTTGCCAAGAATCTGGGTGGCAACTTTTGCTCGAGTGGCCGGGTCTTTGATCTTGTTTAGCCGGTCGATCGTGTTGAGGAATGTTTCGTTTGCGTCAACTGTGCCGTCCTTGGCGTAGGCAACTTGAATGCCGAGTTCCTCGAACAGTTCGGGTGACTTCCCAAGTTCCTTGTTCATTTTGCCTATGGCTGTCTCAACGGAGTTGGTTTCAATGCCGATGTCCCCGGTCACCTCAATCAGACGAGATGCTTCCTCGACGGCCAGTCCGGTGGCGGACGCGAACTTGTCCGACGATAACGCAAGGTCTTGGAATGCCGATACGCCTTTGGCGGCGAAGGTGGCGAACGCTGAAACGCCCGCGGCCGCAAACGATGCGGCATTGGCGGACACTGCGTCAAACACGCCTTTGCCTGCCGCCTTGAATTTGCCCATGGTGCCCTCGGCTTGGGCAACCTGCTTGCGAATGTCAACGAACGCACGCTCGGCCTGTTTTATGCCGGTATTGATGAACTCGCTAACGATGGGGATTGATACGGCCATCA